TTAATGTGTTTTGAATAACAGGGATATAACTTGCTAATAGCTGATTAGTAAGTTGATTCTGTTGTGTTTGTTCTGGGGTTACAACCGCACTTGAACTGCCTGAAGATGAACCTTTTCCCATTATGGCCTCATGTTGTTGTTGGGTTGACCCATTTTGGGTTGCCCAGAAGTTGCAGAATTAGTCACATTACCTTTACCTGATGGAAAATTAGGAGTGTTATTGGTGTTATTTGCACCGATTGTTGGGTATTGTGGCAATGTTGTGGGCGCAGGATTCGATGATGTCCCCGCAGGAGGTGTCATCTGGTTATTCAAATTTTGTAATTTTGCACCCATGTCAATCCTTTTGCGCAATTTTAACTAGATTTGTCGCTATTTGCTAATCTTTGTTTATCAACATAATGCCATAAATCGTCATTACGATATGTGCCCGTAGGTTTATCAGTAGCCCAAGTTGTAGGAGGACCATTCAATTCGATGTAATCAGCATTGTTAACAATGAATGTTTCAAACGTCTGACCCATAATCCAATTGCCATCAGAATCAACTTTACCCACTAAAAATCGAACAGAAAGTCCAGGTATTTCTTGAATGTCATTAATGGCTTCAGTAACTGTAATTGATGGTATTGTGATTGTTCTGTTCATTATGATGCCCAAATTGGTATTTGATAAGATGCCCCATTAATAACAACTTCAATCCATTGATTGGTGCTATTTGTAGCCCCTGGTTTATTGGTTGCGGAAAATGTAGCTACGCTTGCGCCCGTAGTTGGTCCTGTATAAAAGTATAAATCACCAGAACCAGAACCTTGTCGTTTTAAGTTAAATGTATATTGAGAGTATAAATTGGTTACCAATGCATTGCTTGAAGTACCAAAAGGGCCACCAGAATACATAGCAGTTCCACCGCCAGAATTAACCCCATAGACCCCATATGACCCCGCAGCAGATGTATTCCCATAAACCCCGTATCCAGTACCAGTATTTGCTCCATAAACAGCAGCGGCACTACCCACGTTTGTTGCTCTAAATGCACCTAAAGTATTGTTGTTTCCATTTAGTTGAGCTTGTACATAATTAGTCCCATCACCCAATATAGAAAATATAGTAGTAGAACCACCCGTGGCATAAACACTAAGCCAATTGGTGCTACTTTCATTAAGAGTGACTTTGTTGCTATAAATGGTAGAAGTTACTGATCCCGCAAAAGCGCCAGAAGCACCAGTTATATTACCTCTAAAAACACCATTGTTGAAATAAACGTTACCAGTGCTTCTAGAAATGTAATATCCTGAAGTTCCATATGTTCCAGAAGATCCATATGTAGGCGGTACAGATCCATTCCAATTGTCTGACTCGATGTCTTGGAATACTGACGCGGCAGTTGGCGCACCCCATTGAGTTTGCCCAGCGGGAATTCCGCTGACAGTACCTGAACTAGAGTTGTATTGGCCAAAAGAATACCAAATTACCTGACCAACAGATACGCTAGGAGCCGTTAAAGACCATCCAGAAGGAGCGGTTGGACCAGTCGTATTGGAGGGCGTAGAAGGCGCAGAAGACGATTGTGATTGAACAAGATACGCAGTTAAGGCAGCCAATCCATTTGCGCCTACAGTACCGCTAAAACCGCTTAAACCACTGTATCCGCTCAGACCGCTACTACCGCTATATCCACTGTAACCGCTTGCCCCACTAACCCCCGATGCGCCAGTAACAACATCAAGATCGATTGCTGAACCGCTATCTTGTACATAACTTGCTGATGGAGCCGTGGTGGCCACAACAATATTGATTTGCCGACCGCCTGTTGTTTGATAGAAAAGGAACTTTGTTGTACCAAATCCACCCGTTACTTGCGTCCATATGTAATCAGTTGGATTGCTAGACTCAACGCTTGAATTATTATTTCTAGCCCCATAGTAAGTTGCGTTAGTGGGCGAATTAGAAAATCCAACAGAACCATCGTAACTAGTGGCGTATTTAATATCTAAATACTTGTACAAATACCCAATACCGCCCACAGGGCCAGCAACAATCCCCGTGTTTACATCAACAGAAACATTAGAGCCAAAATTATTAAGAAGATAATTAATAGCATCTGATATTTCAGTTTGAGAAGGATCACCAGGTAATGAGAATGGCATTAGAAAGCATCCTCAGTAATTGTGCCCTGATAATTCATGGCTGATACATGCCAAGTATTAGTAGCATCATTTGTACCAAATTTCAAAGCAACAGTTCTTACATTGTTTTGCTGAGTAGTAACCCAAGGTGTATCGGTAGCAATAGATACTGTTCCTGTTTGACCATATGTTGGAGTTTGAGCAGTTGAGTTTGCCCCACCAATAGTAATGTTGATCGTGCCCGTACCAGACATTTCTGGTAATAAGCGGTGAATATAAACCTTGGATGAATAAGGAACAGGGCCATCTGGAGTGACCATAGCAATGTTTGTGCGTTCAAAATAACAATTAATCGTGTTTCCGCAAAAGCCGTTGGTAATGTTGGTTTGAACTATTTGACTGCTTGATGTACTGCCTTGAGCGTATACAACAGTCCTTGATCCTAGATTAAAGCTTGTGCCGTTATAGACTGGGGCTTCAACACCATGTGCAGCGTTCTGAATGTCTTTAGGAGCATTCCAAACCTGAAGGTCGTATCTGTAAGAAATCATCTTGTTGCACCAACCCGTTGAGTTTTGATCGGGGTAGTAAATCTCAATCTGATACTTTTGGGTATTGTTTACCATGAACAATCGATCCACATAGGTTTGGTTTAGATTGTCATAGAAGTATTTTTTAATAACTTGGTTTCCAATTGCAGTAAAGTTGGATCCATCAAATTGCCAAATGTCCCTAGCATCGATTCCATAAACCATCGAATCGGTGTTACTCCAGCAATTCTCATTAATCAACCCACGCCCTTGGTTAAACAGTCGTATACCAAAGATTGGAGCGGTAGAGTTCTGATAGTTAATAGGTGAAAAAACAACAGTATCCCAGTAACTACAAATATAGAAACAACCGCCTAAAAAGAAACCATCAATGATGGGACCACGAACGGGAATCTCTTGTTCATTGGCCACGTTATTTAGGGTTGGGTTCCAAGTGTTGGGTACTGTCGTGTTAGCAAACGCCCTAGACCATCGCACAGTAGTTGGGTAATTAAAAGTAAACCCAGAAGAGTAAGTCTTGGTTAGATTGCCTGCAATTAAGATATTTCCAACATTAGGAGAACAATAGTTTCTGACAAACCCAGCAGTAACCGAAGTTACCGCAGGTGACAATACGCTTTCATAGTTCCAAACGTAGTTATCAGGAGAATTGTCGTAAATAGCGATCTCAGTCTGAGGGGAACCAGAAGCGTAATAATTACCAAAATACATGGGAGGACGTAGGCCATCATTAATAATGAAAACCTGACCAACCCAAGAAGAAGTGATGACTGTGTCATCTGTGTAACCTGACAAAGCAACGTTGGGATTTGCTCCAACGCCTGGGGTAATGTTGGATATTCCAGAAGCGGTGACCATGTACCACTTGCCTTCACGGGTAGCAACAATGTTTACCCATAAAGATTGAGTTCTGTACCCAGCATCGATAAAAATAACGTGGCCTGGGATGGCCGACAGAATATATTGTTCGCCAGCAATCTTCTTAATTCCACGAACGTCAGTTTCTACGTTAGCCCCAGAGTTGTATTCGTTGGGAGCCAAAGCGTTACTCGGAACATCGGGCACAAAGCTCATGTTCGAGAATGGACTGCGAAGTGGGATGTATTCGCTCATGGTGTTAACTTAAAGTTATATAAGGGTTGATTTTAATTTAGTTCTTGAATAATTCCAATGCTTTTATCACTTCCTTTGGATCAACAAATGCTTCAGGAATGTATTCTTGTTCCTCCCACCATATGAATTGATGGGGAGTTAAAAACTCTCTGCTTTTTAGTAAATTAACGTTTTCTGGATGGCCAAAGATCTTGGGGTCGGATCTAGAGAACAGAACTATGCCTTTCTTGCCCTCAGACCACGCTAGGTGCTGAAAAAAGGAATCACATGCTATCCAAGTACGGCATTCCTTTAAAAGGGCTCTAAGCTCGTCAAAACTTAAGTTTGTTCTGAAGTCTTCAGTAAGTTGCTTTTCGCCTTCCAGTCCTATTTGAACAATAGGTTCTTGGATTTGCTTAATGACCTCATCCCAATAAGGATAGTTCTTGGGGTTTTCTTTACCGCTTCTCAATGCTTTGGAATATGGAGAAATAATAATCATAAGTACATTTTCCTGAATGCGTTTTCCAATGAGTCAGTCCATCCCCATTGAGACATTTTCAAATAGATATTCCATTGATCAATACTGCCAAATCCTCTTTCAGCATGGGCTATTGAATAGCCTGGCACGATGTCAGGGTAGCAAGAGAATATTAAAGGGTTCTTTATTTCGGGAAGTATCTTTGAAAAAACAATATGATCACCCAATCCACAATTAAGAACCACAATCGTATGATCCTTGTACTGCATGAAATTTTGGAAGATCTGTTCGTCATGCAAATAAAGCGATTCATCCTTTTCGCTTCTAATACCGCCTTCAGGATTCTTTAAATGCCAAGTAATAGTATCTGGAATTACATACAACTTATATCCATTTTGGTATAAGCCGTAGCTGAATAAAGTTTCTTCTCTATGAGCTACTTTAGATAAACCAATGTTGTAATCGTATATACCTGCGCGGTATACAAAAGAACAATGAAGATGTTCAACTTCTTTGGTCTTTTGAATGTAGTTCCACTGGATATTGGGTTCTTTAGCAATATTGATTATTTTGCCAGTAGAAGGGTGGATTTGTTTGGATAGGGGTGGAGTAAGAATAGATCCCCCAACTGCTCCAGCGTCCTTTTGTATAGCAAAGCTTAACAGGTTCCTAAGAACGTTAGGCTCTGGTATGCAGTCATCGTCTACCCTCCAAACCCACTTGTAGCCCATTATGTTGGCAGTTTGGTGATTCCAATGAGTTCCCTTTTTCTGAGCAAATACCCATTCCCATGCGATATTCTTCAAGTTCATCATTTCAAACAGATTCTTGTAAATCAGTTCTTCTCTGA